TGCCAACTTATTACGGCACTGAGTAAGGAAGCATTTCAAGGACTCCATCGAAAATATATTGCGTTTTTGGAAGAGGAAGCCAGTGGGGTCAAAGCCGATATTTCTAATGCCATTAAAGAGACCTTATCAAATGCAAAAGGAACCTATCTCCATGTAAGGATCGGAAATCCTAACTCTCGATTATGTGCTTTCTTCGATAGTTTCCATAGCGAAAAATCTCAATGGAAATGTTTGCACTGGAACACCGAAGAGACCGAAGAAACAGAATATTTCTCACGGCGGCGTAACAAAGAGATCGAAGATGAGTTCGGAAAAAACAGCGACATCTATCGTATCTCTGTACGCGGAGAATTTCCAAATCTCGATCCTAATTGTTTGATCTCTGGCGACGACCTAGATATTTGCTGTACAAAAGATGCGTTAGCTAATACCATGAAAAATAATCCCGACCAGAAAAAACAAATTGGTGTTGATCTTGCCAGGTACGGAGGTGACGAGTGTGTTTGTATTTGGCGACAAGGCGGCATCATGTTCGAGATGTGGGCCGATAAAACTGATCCAAATAACGCAATAGATAAGGCCGTGTTTGGCCAGAACCAATATGGTTGGGCTAATGACGATTGTACGTATGCGGTAGACACTTCAGGTATGGGTGAAGCTGCTGTCGGTATGTTAGGCGATCAGCGGAGGATGGGCAGAAAAGTTCACGAGTTCTACTCACAAAATACTGCGACAGAAAGTGATAAATATTGCGATAAAATTACAGAGGCATGGTGTTTATTTGCTAAATTAGTGAAAAAACATGAAGTATATTTAGGCGAAACTCTCGATAAAAAACTGAAAAATCAACTAACCACTCGTAGATATGTGGTAGATCGTAAAACTGGCCGGATCAAGATAGAATCCAAGGATGAATACGCTAAAAACAACCAAGATGCCGAAAACGGCACTTTAGGGAAGTCTCCTGACCGTGCAGACGCCTTGGTAATGGCTTTTTACAAGTATGCCACGGAATCTATGAGAATAGCGACCGGAAAATAAATTTTTAAAATTTTTTATTTTTTACTTGTATATCTCTGGAATTATGGTAATATTAGAGCAATGGCTAAGAAACGAAGACAAATATTGAAGGCAGCAATCAGTTTTTTGTCCCTGTGTCCCAAGGGTGCAAATAACATACATACGGTATACAAGTCCGATGACGGCAAAAACCATAATATCGAATTAGCTACGGCTGTAGGCAAACTTTCGGACGAGGGTGAGCTTACAGCAGTTGTGTATGCCCCTGATATGGTAGATAGTCAAGGTGATTCGGCTTCTGCGAAGGTGATAAAACAATTTGCTCACGATTTTGGTGCAAACGGTAGAGGTATCGACGTTAGACACAATGAAGATGTGTTAGATGTTGCTAAAGCGTTTGTTGCCGAGTCGTTTATCATACAAAAAAATGACCCAAGATTTTCCAGTATGGAGGATTACGAGGGTAATTCGGTAGATGTTACCGGAGGATGGGGCGTAGTACTTAAAATAAATGACGAAGAACTTCGTCAGCAGTATAGGGACGGTGAGTGGGGCGGAATTAGTATGGGTGGCTTGATGGCCGCGAGAGATGTTTCAGACGACTCTGGGGTACTTCAAAAATTAAGTAAGATGATAGAAGGTCTTGTAAATAAAACAAATAATTCGAGCAAATCAACTTCAAATCTGGAGAATAAAATGAATGAAAAAGAAATAAAAGAACTCGTAGCCAAAGCAGCCGCTGAAGCCGTTACTGAAGCTCTGGCAGAAGTTGAAAAGGTTAAGAAGGAAGAGGCCGAAAAGCTCGCTAAAGAAAAGAAGGCAGAGAAGAAGACCGGTCTCGGATACACTGAGCCAGTACTCAAGGCAGATGCTTCAGACGCCGAACTTGATGTGCACCTAAGAAAACTTGAGATATTCAAGATGTCTGAGAAGGTCGACTCTAAGGATTCGGTAGCTATTCGACAGTTCCGTATTGACGCGAGGAAAATCGCAACGTGCGAGAATTTGGAGACTGAGGTTGCCAAGCAACATACCGATCAGATGTCTTCGTTTTTCGTGACGAATCAGGGAGCAGGAGACATTACCAACACCGTTGCCAACAAGGGCGGGGATAGTGATCCCTTCGGCGAAAATATCCTTAAAGAGTACGAAGTGATACGAAAAGAAAATTTGAAAGCCGTATCGTAATAATAGAAATTTGAAAAGTTAATTGAAAATCCTTTAACGGAGATTTAAAAATGGTATTAGATCGAAGGCTTACGCCAAATAACTCAGCAGCGGATACACTACTGTCGCCACAGCAACGGATCAGTAGTGAGTTTGATAGGAATGTCCTTTTAGATGCCGCAGATTCGGCGGTAGTGCTCGGTGTAGGCTACCCTATGGGATACAATGAAAACACCACCAAATTTGCTCCGTGGATGGCACCTGATCCCACAGTTGCGGTTGTTTTTCTTGGATCAACTCCTGCTACAGGTGGTACATGGGGTTTTAAAATTAACGATACTTCTGTAGAAGTAGATGTACCCTTCGATGATACCGCTGCTGAAGTCGCAGCCATTTTCAAGGCAGAGGGTTACGACGTATCCGTAGTTCTGGCCTCTGATACCTACACTATTACCTTTGACGGTCAGCCAGAGATCGAGACACTTCCTACAGTAGTGCTTACTGAATCCTTCACAGGAGAAACTGCATCTACAGTCACAGTCACAGCCGGTACATCCACCTTCGGCACCCACAATATCCGTGGATTTATCAATCCTGAAGATACCGAAATCGGTACCGAGACTGGTTCGATCACACTGTCCAGAGTTACGACAACGGCGACAGCCACGACAGTCAATCCGCATGGCCTGATAACCGGTATGTCGTTGACTATGGCCGGTGCAGCTAATGCTGCATTTAACGTAACAGCTACGATCACTGTTACTGGTACTCGGACGTATACGTACACCGTGGCCGATTCTGGTTCTACGACAGACACAGGAACGTATACTACGACCAACGACACCATGACGCTTATCATGGTTAAGGGACGTATTCACGCATCCTTGCCACAGGGACTCGTTGCTGCGGCTGATCTGACAGCCTTGAATACGGCACTGAAAAACGATTTGGTAGAAAAAGGCATAATCGTTGAAGGCCTTGCTCGCACGTTCTAAAAATTAAAAATAAATTAAAAATAAATTAAAAATAAACGCACTATAAAGTACGGAGAATTAAAATGCCAGCAAGCCCAATAGTAACACTAACGAACAGGCGTGTATTGAATACGATTGTCAACACACGGATTAAGCCGCATACCGCCTTGACCAATCTACTGTTTCCATCGACCAGAAAAGAAAACCTTTTCGAGGAATTCGCACAAGTCGATGAGCTTACAGGTGGATATGGGATGGCACCGTTTGTTAAGATAGGCCAGAAACCGGCTATACGCAGTGCGTTGAATGGTAGGGCATACACCATCCAAACCCCTAATATTAGTATTGAAAGACCTCTGCAATGGAGCACAAAGTTCGCTAAACGTCATGCTGGTCAAGGTGTGTTTAGTAACGACCCAAATGTTGTGCAACAGTTGGTCAGACAGGCTATCGAACAAGATGCAGATTTTATGAATATTGAAATCGACAACCGTATAGAGTGGATGGTAGCATTTATCCTTCGAGGCCAGATCGACTACTCGGTTGAGGGCAATGATAGTTTTACTATTAGTACAGGTAAACCTGCTATCAATACGTTTACTGTCTCTGTGTTGTGGGACAGCGGCTCGGCTGTGCCTTTGTCTGACATTACTGATGTAAAGTTGATAGTAGAAGCTCGTAGAGGCCCGCCACCTAACGTGGCCATTTGTGGGGCTACTGCGGGTGCCGCCTTGCGTACTATGTTGGAGAATAAAGAAATTACAGCTTTGCAGACTACATCAGGTATTGATGCAGGTAGAGCCACTTTCCGCCGTAACGTTGAAGCAGACGGTATGTTGTTTATTGGTGAATTTGCTGGAATAGATCATTTTCAGTATACCGGAACATTCCTTGACGATGACGGTGTAACCGTCACTCCGTTCATTCGAGACGACTATGTTGAATACTTCAATGTAGATCAGCGAGGGGCGGAGGCACGAAAGATGTTCTTCGGTATGATTGATAGTCTAAAGGCTGTTATGGAAGGCAACGCCGTCACAGAACGATACATGACCAGTATCCCGCCTGATGATCGTATCGACGTATACACAGGTATCATAAAGACTCGTCCTCTGCCGTGGTTCTTCCGAGCGGACTGGAATGTGTCAATGAAAGTCACCTGATAATCAGGTAAACTAAGACGTAAAGCGGAAGCGAGCGAACAGCTTTCTTCCGCTTTTTTATTAAAAGAAAAAAGAAAGAAAGGCAGGTAAGTAGTATGAGTGAATTATTTGTTAGTACGTTAAATCTTATGGATGCAACACGAGCACCTATTATGGCCGGTACTCCTTTTATTAAGGCGGACATGGTAGAAGGTACTTTTAAAAAGTTAGCGGGTGCCGGGGATATTGTGTCATATATCGCAGGAAATTCCCCCGCGATATTGAGTGCCCCTGATGGGAGGTCTTTAGGTGGGCCAGATAATAAGACTCCGGCAGCGGCTATTAATCCCAAGAAACGTGGCCCGGAAGTGTTGAATGCCGAAGAGCAGAAAGAAAAGGCAGAGGTCAATAGACAGTTGGCCGAGGCTGGTATTCGTGTGGTACATAATTCAAAATTGTCCACCCTCAAAAAGAAATTAGCCGATCATATAGCCGCTAATCCTCCCGCCGAGAAGCCAAAAGGCGGGGCAGGTGGTCTTCCTAAGAAGATATGGGATATGTCTCCCGAAGATGCGGCTACTATGCCGGAAACACAACTTTACGCTAAGAATAAAGTTGTGTTTCC